ACGGCTTATGATGCGGGCGGTGGCACCGCGATAGCCGCCAGTGATACCTACACCCGACGCGGGCCAAAGTGTATCCAGGTAACAGCGGTTGCAGCAGAAGCAGGCGGCGTTTACTTTGGTACGGTAAGCATAACCGATACCCTGAAATATACCTTTAGTGTAGACGTGAAGGGCATTGACGGGGAAGCCATGCGGATAAAAATTGAAGATGCTGGCGGGACCTATACCGCTACGACCACCTTCACCGCAACGGGCGATTGGCAACGGGTTGAGGTCACGATCACAGCACAGGAAACAGCCAGCGATTACAGGCTGTATGTTATCCGTGATAGCCAGGCCGGTGAAAGCGTATTTTATGTGGACGGCTTCCAGTTTGAGCAGGCGGATGAAGCCACAACCTTTTTCAGCGGCGATACCGAGGGCTTTACGGATGATGACTTCTACTGGAACGGTACACCACACGCCAGTACCAGTACACGAAGCGCAGACACACGCGCTGGCGGCACGCTGATGGATATTCGTGATCACGCTGAAATCGCAGGTGCGTTTGGCTTTGGCATGGGCAACTATCAGCAGGTTTACAACGAGCTTGTCAGCGGTGGCGCATTGTACCAGAAGCACATCAGGAAGCCGCGAAACATAAGCCTGATCCTGGATTACAGCGGCACGTGGGAAGAAATGCACACAGCCAGAAACACGATCCTTGAAGCCGTGATGCCAGACGACGACACGCCTATGGTGATTCGCTATCAGGGAACGGACACAAGCGGAAACCAGGCTACACAGCCACTCGACATTGTATGCATCCCGCAGCCCAGCCATCAGGACACACCCGACCTACCCGCGCACCAGCGCGATGTGCTCACTTTCACCGTCCTTGATGGCTATCTAAAAGGTGCGTATAAAGAGGGGAAAGAGCTTGACCCTTATGACACGCTGGCCAACGCTGACTACGCTATTTATCAAGACTCGGATGGTTTATGGCATATACCAGAAGGTTCCACTCCGTTCGTTGCAAATATATTAACTATGACTGACAGGCATCGCGGTTTGCTTTATATGGGCGGCGGTTTTATTAATGCGAGCGGTATTCCAGAAGCAGACCGCTTGTGCAAATGGGATGGAGAGGCAATAGATGATGTTACTGGGGCAGAGGACTTTAACCTTGGTATAGAAGCTCTATGCTTGGATGCCAATGACAACCTGTATATTGGAGGCAGCTTTACGGATGCTGGTGATGCTAATGGCGACTATATTGTAAAATGGGACGGCTCAAGCCTTTCATCTTTGGGAACTGGAGCTAATGCCAGAGTAAACACTTTGGCTATTGACCCGTCTACTGGCTATTTATATGCAGGCGGTAACTTTACAGCAATGGGAGGGGTTGCCAATACTGCTTATGTGGCGTATTGGGACGGGTCTGTATGGAACGCAATGGCAACTGGGCTAAATGGGGAAGTTAATAAAATAGTTTTTGCTAACGGGGGAAATCTATATATTGGAGGAGCTTTTACAAACGCAGATGGCTCCAATGGGGATTATCTTTGCTATTGGGATGGTACAAGCTTTAATATGGTTGGGGATACAGAAATTAATAATGTTGTTAATGATATTAAGTTTGACCGTGCTGGAAACATGTATATAGGCGGTTTTTTTACAAATGCTGGCGGAAATGCAGACGCCGATTATATTGCTGTATATAAAGATAGTTTGTGGCAATCTTTGGGTTCGGGAGCTAACGGGCAAGTTAATAATATATACATTGATGGCTCATCGGTTTATATCGGCGGGTATTTTGATGAGGTCGGAGGTCTTTCGTTATCAGACAGAGTTGCTGTTTGGAATAACGGAGCGTGGGGCACCCTAAACGTAAAATTGCCGGGAGTTGCAGCTTCAGAATATATAAAAGTCATGTATAGGGATAAGAATGGTGATTTTTGGCTTGGTTATCAGGGTACCGGAACGGTTTATGCCGCCGACCAAAAGACCGTCACGAACAGCGGAAACACCAACGTCTACCCCACGTTTGAAATCACAGGACCCGGCGTGTTACAAGGTTTTTCTAACTTCACCACAGGCGCAAGCATTCAGTTTGACGGGCTAACCTTACAGGCTGGCGAAATCCTTACAATCAGCCTTGACCCGACAGACCTGAAAATGACTTCAACTTGGCGTGGCAACTGCTTACGTTATGTGAATGCAGGCTCGGACTTAGGTGACTTCTATTTGAAACCCGGCGATAACAGCATAACGTTCTTTATGCCATCAGGCACGACAGCGGCGACTAAGGCGTACCTGTACTACACACCCACGTTCTGGAACATAGAAGGGGCTTTACTGTGAGATACCAGATAGAACACATGGATACAAGCGGTAACAGGTTGAACCTCATTCAGGCGTTCATCCATCTTGACTATGTTCGGACAGTGAACACAGTCGGGGCAATGAAGCTGACTTTACCACGTCAAAAATGGGATTATGAGGACTTTCGAGTAGGGCAACTCTTAGAGATATGGCGTGAGAAAAACGGGTCATTGACTTTACAGAACGAAACCGCTTATATCTTGCAAGACTGGGTGTTCTACACCGACAGCGAAGGCAACCACCAGATAGACCTTTACGCCAAAGACCTGAATATGCTGTTAGACACAAGAATAGTGGCTTATGCGGCAGGCAGTAGTGAAGCCGAAAAGACTGACTATGCAGACGATATGATAAAAGAAATCGTGGATGAAAACCTTGTCAGCGCAACCACGACAGCAAGAAATATCAGCAACCTCTCGATAGCACCGGAGTTATCCGCAAGCGAAAGTATGACAAAGGGCTTTGCATGGCGCAACGTTCTGAGGACTTGTCAGGAAATAGCAGAAGCGGCAACCGAAGCAGGAACACGAACCTATTTTGATATTGTCAGAACGGATAGAGCCACGTTTCAATTGAGGACCTATACCGGACAGAGGGGGAACGACCACAGTCGCACAAGCGGAGATATGAGATTGGTCGGTGAAAAGTACGGGAATTTGATTAGCCCGTCTTTTGGCACTTACCACTATGACGAGTGGAACTATGTTTACTGCGGAGGGCAAGGCGAAGAGGACGATAGAGAAATCGTAGAGGTGGACGACAGCACGCGAATAAACACAGGCTATCCGTTCAACCGCAAAGAAAAGTTTGCAGACGCAAGGAACATAGACACAACCGCAGGGGTGACCGCAGAAGCTAACCAGTCGTTAGGGGAAGGCGCACCGAAGCAGATTATGAGCGGAAGTTTATCAGACACGCCGGGTATGCAGTATGGGATACATTATGGCTTTGGTGATATTCTATCCGTTGAAGCGTTTGGCTTTTCAGTGGATTGCCACGTGTCAAGTGTGGCAGGCAAGGTGGACGCTAACAAGTATGAACAACTCACTTGCCGATTGCGAGGGAGCTATGATGAACGATAAGCTCTGGGGTGAGATTGAAAAGCTCAGAAGAGAAATTGAACGCCTGAAAACGCAAGGCGGTACGGGGAAGTGGGTAGATGTTAGTGGCATAGCTGTTACCGGTAATGGCTCGATGACTTTCTCGGGAACGTTCTCAGGAAGCTATATGCAAATTGGCAACTTGGTGTTTCTGTATGGTGGAACGTCTACGGGAACAACGGGTGGCACGGCGAGCACTTACCTATATTTCACACCACCTGTCACGATTGCGGCGGCGGCGAATACCGCTTGCTCTGTCAGGTCGGCAGGCACTTATGGAGCAGGATGGGTCAACCTTGACGTGGCCTCTAATCAAGTGAGAGTTTATCGGTCAACAGTGGCAAACTGGGGATTAGGCGCAAACAGCAGTTTTGTACTTCAGATATTCTACGAGGTGGCATGAGCATATTAGTTATCGACACCAGCTATCATCAAGACCCCAAAGACATAGACTATGACGTGCTGTATTCGCGCATAGACGGCGTGATTGGACGGGTGGGCTATGGCACTGGTGCACCGGGCAAGTTTGAGGGTGCTGACCCCGCATGGGAACGCACCTATGCCGAGGCAAAGGCACGTGGCGTCCCCGTTGGTGGCTATCACTATATAGTCGAGTATAAGCCCGTCGACGAACAACTTGACGTGGTGTATGAAGCGTTGGAAGGCAAAGAACTCGAGCTTGGCTTTTGGGCGGATGTTGAGATAGAAGGTGGGACTGTACCCGACCTTACTCGACCAACTGTAGTTGATTACATCACGAAGGCAGAAGCGCAACTTGGGGAGGTGGGTATATACACGGGTGCTTGGTGCTGGAACCCGATTATGGGTGCAGACAACCCGTATTCCGGCAGAAGGCTTTGGGTATCTGGTTATGTAACAGGCTCTCCACCGATGCCCTATGGATGGAGTAAGTACTGGATGTGGCAGTACACGTCAAGTGGCAGGCTGAATGGCTACGCTGGCAATTTGGATATGAACCGTATCTCTGACGAGAAATGGAAACAGTGGATTGGCGTGACCCTGCCGCCTGAATATGCTGAACCTTTGGACGTACCGCTGTTTAGCCAGAGGGACAGCAGGTGGGCAAGCGATAAGTTAGGCATAAGCTCGGTAACGATTGGGGCATATGGTTGTTTGATAACGGCAACCGCTATGGTCTGCAAGTTCTACGGCAAGGACACCGACCCCGGACGTATTAATCAGGACTTGATTAACGTTGGCGGGTATGTGGACGGCAACCTGTTGCGCTATAACGCAGTGACGGATATCTGGCAGGATATCGAGGTGGACTGGGATTTGTTTATCACCAACCCCACAGACGCACAAATTGACGCCGTTCTGGAACGTGAGATACCCGTTATCGTCCAGGTGGATTACAACCCCCACACAAGCCAGCTTGAACAGCACTGGGTGGTGGTGATTGGCAAGGATAGTACCGGTTATATTATCGCCGACCCTATAGACGGGAGGGTGGGCTCATTATCCCGTTATACTGACAGGGCTTACCGCATGGCGGTTTATCAACAAGTTGGGCAGGAGGTGGACGTGTTATTTAGGATTAGAGTATTAGCAGGTGCTTTGAACGTGCGAAGCACGCCAGAATACATAGCGGATGGCAGCAACGTGATAGGTCGGCTTTACAAGGGCACGGAACGGGATGTCTACGAGGTGAACGCTGACAACGGGTGGCTCAGGATTGGCACAAGTGCATGGATATCAGGCTCACCCGCCTACGTTGAGCGGATTAACACAACCCCAGCCCTTACCCTTGAGGAACGGGTAGCACGCTTAGAGAAGGAGGTATTCGGTGCTTAACTCACCACTTGGCGGCAGGTACGGGATAGGCGGCGCTTTGGGCAGAAGCTGGAAGCGGGAGGCGGGGGGCTTTGTTGACCCGACCAGTATTGCTGGCTTGCAGTTATGGCTTGACTTCTCGGATGCGACTACGCTTTTCGCGGACGCTGGCACTACACCCGTTTCAAGCGATGGGGATGCAATTTATCAGGCGAATGATAAGAGCGGGAATAGCAGACACGCAACGCAATCATCAATCAACAGTAGACCGCTATATAAGACGGGCATACATAACGGTTTGAGTGTGGCTAAAATGGATGGCGTGAACGACTATTTTGTCGGAGACCCTTTCAACTTTTCTGCCATGACTTTATTTTGCGTTGTAGACAATGCTACTACCGATTCTTTAACCTATCTATCTTTTAGTGCAACGGGGGCAGAAGATTTTAATGGTTTAAGTTTGGGCGTTAGGAACAATGATTTTGTAAATATAGACAAGGGTTTGCGTATACAGCCAACACCACCAACATCTTTTAGTATATAGGTGGACGCACAGAACATCCCAGCCATGTGGGTGATTGACCGCGCCAACTTAGAGGACATTGACGATATTCTTGAGGATACCGCCACGACCCTGCCCGCTGAAATCAACGCGGTGGCGGCAACTGTGGCACAGAACGCCAAGGCGTCGCTGACTTATGCCAGCACAACGCTCACGATAGCGGTAGACCCGGATATCACGGCGGAGTTACCCGTTGGCTCATGGCGTTATGGTATCCAGTCGGTCACAGCGGCGGGCGTGGTGGTGGAGGGTTACAGCGGCACGTTTGTTGTCACTGCAGACGCAGTCAGGGCAACAGCATAGCAACAATCGAATAACAAGACGGCGACCAACCGAAAGGATAAATGATGCCCAACAAAGATACTGTCGTGGCGGTTATCAGCGACATGCAGGTCGGCAGCACGGTGGCTTTAGCACCCCCAAAATGGCAGTTGCTGGATGGGGGCACTTTTCACGCCAGCTCCGCGCAGATGATCATATACCGCCAGTGGCTTCACAGCGCAAAGCGTGTCAAGGATGCCCTAACCGAAGGGCGTGGGCGCAAGCGGCTTGTACTGGTATTGAACGGTGAACCGATTGACGGGGATCATCACGACACACCACAGATCATCACTCGAAACCAAACCGAACAAATAGACATGGCAATCGCCTTGCTTGACGAGTGGCTTCAGATCGTAGATTACAGCCCAGGGCGCGGTGACTGCGCGTATCTGGTACGCGGCACATCGGCCCATGAACGCGGCGAACATATTGAGCGCATCGGGCGTGATATTGAGGGGGTTGTGCCTTATCGCAAGGACAGCACCAGTCTGACAAAAGACGGGCGGTATCACTTCCAGAAGTTGCGTAGGACGGTGAATGGCAAGCTATTCCACATCACGCATCACGGATTTTCACGGGGATCACGAGCCTGGACGACAGAGAACGGGATTTACAACGCCCTGAAAAGCGCATACTTCACCGCCCTGGATTACGGCTATGAGCCGGCTGACTTTTATATTAGAAGCCATAAGCACGTGCTGACAACAGCAGAATATCACGGGCGCAAAAAGACCTTGCACGGCGTTCAAACCCCATGCTGGCAATTGAAAACGCACTTCGGCAACCAGGCGGCAGCCAATGAGGATATCAACACCATTGGTATGATTTATTACGACGTGCTAAAAGGTGGGGCGACGCAGTTTTACAGCGAGGTGATGGAAATTGAGGACTGCAAAGTAGAGGAGTTTTAGCATGAAAATCACCCGGGAAGAAAATGAAACCCTGCTGGCATTGGTGCGGGAGTATGAGATCAAGCCCTTTGACCCTACAAAGCACGTCACAGCCATCACCCTAGCAGAAACGCTGAACATAAAATCAAAGCGGGCACACGAAATACTGAATGAACGATTCAAGGCCGGTCAACTGCAACGCGAGAAAATAAAGATGGGCGGTTCACGTTGGCAATGGGGATATTACAAGGGTTGACCATTTGTTCTAAAATCCCCTCTAAGGGCATTTAGAGCCATTCTAAGCGGTTTTGGTGCGAAACAGGTGTAATGACAAGGCAATAGAACTTTTGTGCTTATTTTGGGCTATTTCATTAACTCAAAAAAGGGATAGCGCAAGGGGATTTATAATTAATTCAAACGGGGTTACTCAATAGGATTTTAATAATCGCGGTAAGTTTAATGGTTATTAAAATCCTATTTCACGTTGTAACGGTTAGTCGTTACTTTTCGGGATTGCCAGGTTTATAGTTTCGGTTATATCCAATTTAGCCACTACACTACCTCACAGAATATTTCTTGATATTCCGGGGTTATCGCAACTGTTTTATATACGCTTGGAATAACTTCTCCTTCAGATACAGAGTTGGAATACTCCACGTACAAACAACCTTTCATGTAGTCCCAGCCACTTCTTAGAAAACTAACGTCAGCGGGCATGCCATTGGAGACCCTATAATGCCTTTCGCCATCACTAAACAATATCGTTGGCATTATTTCGGCAGAAATGTAAACCCGATAAATTACGCAGGTCATGTGTCATTCCTCCTCTATCTTGATTCTCAACTCGTCAATATCATCAAGACGCAAAGCGTCTATAGCTCTGATAATAATTTTTGAAATAACAAAGGTTTGTATAGTGGCGTAATCTTCCTTGTCACTTCGTTTATATGGCGTTGTAGCAATTGTGACGATATCTAATAACGCGTTCGTAAGTTTTGTATTCTCAACAAGAACATCCCGCCAGCCACTCTCCTGTGCCCTCTCAAAGTCAACTACTCTTTTCATCGCCTGCCTCCTCGACATCATCAAACGTCACATAGTTGTAATGTTCCCCGGGTATCCACTCCTGGATATGCAGGTATTGGCGCGGGTCACTGGCGATCTTTTCAAGCCACTCGTCGGCTTTTTCACGGGTGCGGTATGTGCCAATTCGCCCGCCCTTGCACCACAGCGTGAAGGCGTGATTATCGGGCATAATACACCCTCACAATCAGCCAGCCCACCAACCAGCTAACACCAAACACAATGGGATATCGCACCCACCTGCTAATCTCGGTCATTGGCGCAAAAAACAGCACAAAGCCAAGCCAGGCAAGTAATATCAGGGCTATTTTCAGGGATTTACTCATGGTCTACCTCCAGCATACTCTTGACGCACAAGACCAAAAAGGTCACAAGGCCAATCAGAAACACGATAAACACGCTCGAGCAGTAGGTCATGGCATTGCCTCCTGTCTATTCTTTGCGATTATCGCTGCTTCTGCCAACGCTGTTGTTGCTCCACAGTCCGCTTGTACATTGCCGAATTTCACCTCACCAACAAATACGCCACCCCTATGGTGGAGCCTTATGTATTCGCGGGCGTCTTTTAGTGATACGGCAAACACAGCCAAGGTCCACTTGGACCACACGCCTGGTATTCTGTTAAATAGATAGCACGACGTTGCGCTCACACTTCACCTGCCTGCCACTGGGGTTCACCGCTGGCGATCCGTGTTTCCCTGTCTTCATAGCGCAGGTCAACGGTCACGCCCTCAACGCATATCGGCATATCATCTGGCTTGTGCAATTCTACCAATTCACGGTGACGCTGGCGTGCCAGCCCATAGTAAGCCGGGTCGGTCCACTCAACCCCCTGTGCGTCAATTTCGGCAAGTGCCTGCTGGTATAGTTCGTAGTAACCCATTGTCGTATCCTTTCCCTCCCTCTTTTCGGGCGTCGTCTGTCCCCGTCGTGACGCCCTTGTAAAAAGGAGAAGCCCTTGTAGGGCCTAACTCAAACTGCCATCATTCCTGGCTTGCAGGATAACTTTGATGGCGTCCAATTTTTCTTGATAGAATTCGCGCTCCTCATCGGTCAAACCGGCCTTTTTCAGGCCCTTATTGATACCGATAGTCATGGCGCTCAATTTGTCGTTGCTCAGGTCGCCATACATTTCGCCCTCACTATTGGTCACAGCGCAGGCCTTTTCAACGGTCATTGGCTCGTCAACAGGGACCGCCTCGGGTCCAGCGTCGGCAAGTGCCTGGTCAATCTGCTCTTCAGTGGGTTGGTGATCCCCAGTAATTTCTGAAAAGTCACCTTCGTTAAAACCCATGTCCTCTATGTCCTGGGTATAAAATTCACTTGCGTTAGCGCCTATCAGTGTAGCGGCTACGAGTGCCCGCTTCTGTGCCATTTTATCTATTGTATTTACAAGCTCAAATGGTTCTGAGTTTTCCACTTTGTAAACCTTATAAGCACCGTATCTACCGCTCTTGGTTTCAACAGACACCGCATTAGCCTTATCCTCTTTAGTTGCCTTGTTTTCGTAGATATAACGATAGCGATATTTTTTCTCTTTACTGTTGCACGAGCCAACACCAGAGGCTATCTTTTCTCCGTTGCGATACAAAACGCAACGGTATTGAAAGTAGAATACGCCATTGTCAAAATCCCTAATACTGTCAACTAATTCAAACTCCGGATAAAATCCAAAAAGGCTGCACAATTTTTCAGCCCCTGGTTTTAGTAATGTTGGTTTATCGCCCGTTCCGGGGATAGTGCCATAATCCTTACCCTTTTTCATCATCTTTTTGGTAAACTCTACAACAGCATTATAACGATACGCCGCTTCGTCTATTGTCATAGCGGGCATAAGCGCGCTATTGTCTTTTACTATAATTTCGTTTGTCATTTCATCCTCTTTTCGTCAATTACTGTAATCACCAGGGCGATAATCATAAGCCCGATAACGTATGCACCTACCCGCCAAAGTTCTGTGGTCATTGCAACTCCTCATCCCTGGGTGTAATATCCCTAACTTGTATTTCCACATCAACGGTTTCACCATCACATAAGCGTTTATGGATCTCGGTGTGCTCAAAGTCATTCCACAGAAGGTCAACGTGAAATACAGTTTCAGGGCATCCATCGTATTCGAGTAACACCTTTTCATATCCATCAAAGTGCTTGCCCGTCTTGCCGATAAAGTCATACTTCAATGGAATTAGTTTCGCTTTCATTTCAACTCCTCATACATGTCAGGATAGTCCTGGTCATCTTCGGGTAACTCTTCGGGGCCCCAGCTTCCGTCCTCACGTTCAACGAACCCGCAGTCAAGGCATTGCAGGTACATCTCGTCCTCTGTCATCTGCATCACGGTGTTCAGGTGCGGGCAGAAGTCGCTGTCAATAAAGCGTTCACGCCCGTTGTCTACCAGCACCACCCGCTTGGTGGGGATCCACTGCACGTCAATATTGTCTGCCAGCACCTCGCCCTCTTCACTTAATACCCAGGGCGCGCTCCATGCGCCGTGAACAAAGGGCCTGGGCTGGAAGCCGTCCTCACGGGGCAGCACCCGCACGGTCACCACCGTGTACCCGTTATGCTTGCGACTGCTGATGCACTCTACCGGGTAGCGGCGACCCTTGATGCGGGCGTATGCCTGGCGCTTGGTGTGGGCTTGGTATGCTGTCCCCCGTTGGTCAGTAAGTGTGTTCATCGTTTCTCCTTTCAAAATTGGTCTAACTAATCGCTTGACAAATATTGTTTACTATGATAATATCTTATCATAAGATAAACCAAATGTCAAGTACCAATTTTATGAAAGGAGGTGCAAATGACAATAGCGAACAAAATCAAACAATACCGAGATGAATACGAATTGACCCAGGCGCAGTTTGCTGAAGCTGGTGGATTGACCCGTGAAGTGATCCAGTCTATTGAAAACGAGCGCAACACAAACCCCACGCTTGACACGCTGGAAGGCATAGCCAAGGCGATGGGGATTAGCATTGACGAATTAGTGAAGGAGTAGTATGGAATTTCACGAAATAGCAAACCTGTTTCCGATGATGCGACCTGAAGAATTAGGCGACCTGGTTGCGGATGTAAAAAAGAACGGGCTTATCGAACCGATAGTATTATTTGAAGAAAAGATACTTGACGGGCGTAATCGCTACCTGGCTTGTGGTGAAGCTGGCATAAAGCCACATTACGATTATTACAAGGGGGATCAGCCAATAAGCTTTGTAATCAGCAAGAACGTGCAACGGAGACATTTGAGCGCAAGCCAAAAGGCGATGATTGCAACAGATGTAAAGCCAGCCCTTGAAATTGAAGCTAAAAAGAGAATGCTATCTGGTGTAAAACCTAACCCTGGGGCATTAATAACACAGGGTAAGTCACGTGACCTCGCCGGTGATATGTTTGGGGTGTCTGGAAGCTATGTCAGGGATGCTGAAAAGATAAAGCAGGAAGCACCAGAATACGTTCAATCTATTATTGACGGAGATATGACTATAACGGAAGCCAAAAGAAAAGTAAGACGAAAAGATCGTATCGAAAGCACTCCAACAATACCAGATGGAAGGTATAACGTAATTTACGCAGATCCACCTTGGAAATATGATTTTGGCTTCGATATTCACGGGGCAGCAGACAGGCATTATCACACGATGACAATTTCAGAACTTTGCGATTTGCCTATAAGGGAATTGTCTGAGGATAACGCTGTCTTATTTTTGTGGACTACTTCACCAAAGCTATTTGATTCGATAGATATTATCAAGGCTTGGGGGTTTGATTACAAGACGTCATTTATTTGGGATAAAGTAAAGCACGTTATGGGGCATTATAACAGCGTGCGACATGAGTTTTTGCTATTATGTGTTAGGGGTAGTTTTCCAAAGCAATCAGATACCCTACACGACAGCGTTATCAGCCTAGAGCGATCAGATACCCACAGCGAAAAGCCCGAATACTTTCGAGAGCTAATTGAGCAGATGTATCCAAGGTCTAAAAAAATTGAGTTGTTCGCAAGAAAGCGAGTTGACGGATGGGATACCTGGGGGAATGAACTATGACCGAACAAGAAAAGCGTGACTTCTTTGACTTTGAAAGAAAATGCCAAAAAATCCTTGACGATTATTACAAGTCAAGAGGGCATACAGTAGATAGATCAAAGGCGTGCAAGGGCTTTGATTGTATACTTGATGGTACTTGGAAAGTTGAGGAAAAAATAAGGGATAGAGAATATAACGATATACTTCTCGAAATAATTCAAGACATGGAAACCAATAACCCCGGTTGGTTTAATGAAACAGAATGCGACTATCTACACTATGTGTTTATGAAGGGAGAAAATATAAGCAGGTTTATTCGATTTAAGTGGGACAAGTTTAGAAACTGGTATATTCAGGATTACCTGACAATTCACTCCCAAAACCACTGTGTTGTTAGTGCAAGGGGCTGGGGCGTCACCGTGAACCTTTCTATACCAATAAACGATATACCAAACTATTTGTTTTTTGACGATAGACCAGATTGTACAGATATATTATTCTAAAGGAGTGACACATGAAAGAAATACCGTTAGACGAAACAGCACGCATACTGCGCTATCACAGCGTCAACTTGGGCGAACAGGCCATTATCCGCATGGAGGGCAGCAATAGCCTTTTGATTATTGCCAATCCAGACGACGGGCGGCGGCCTTATTTTTACTACCGTGATAGGGACTTCACCGACATGGTTGAGCTTGGGCGGTACGTGGACGAGGAGGGGGAAAATGAGTGAGTATCCGCAAGCTGATGAAACCCTGATTGGGCAACTTTGGGAGATCATGCAACGCCATAATGGCTTTGACAGGCGTATTCACCGCGACACTTTGACCTTCGCTGTTTACCGCAAGGTTAGCAAATCCTACGACCGCAAAATCCGTGACGCCCTTGCTGAACTTCCCGTTGTGTGGGACGACGGCTATTTTATCCCTGAGAGCTTTGACGAGGCGGCAGGTTATATCGCTTCGATGCGATCCCGACAGGCGGCAATCGGACAGCGACTGCGCGTCCTGGACGAATATCTGCGGAACAGGCGTGAGCCCGTCAAGGTTGAACAGATGAGCTGGATGGAGGTGTAGGAGTGGCACTTGAAAAAATAATTAGGTACATGGAAAAAGATATTGAAGATTGGATGTTTGATAATCCCAACAAGGTTCCGTTTGTGGACGGATGGATTGATAGGCAATTAATTCTTGATAACGGAACAAGATTAGATTTACTTGGTCATATAAAAATAGGCGGACACGAAACCATTGTTATAACCGAACTCAAGGCACGTCCCGTCAAGTTAAGTGATTTGATTCAGTTAAAGAGATATGAGTATCACTTAATCTACACCATTGAACGAATAGGGTTGATCTCAATAAATACCAGGTGTTGTTTGGTAGGAACAAACAGGGACAGCATAAATTCCATTGTTGTTGATTTTGCTAACGCCTTGGATATAGGTATTTACAGCGTGAATCTCGGAACAAACGAAAGCTTGGAGATTTATGGGCCTTGGGGTTTTGCCGCACAACATCACGATGAATTACAGGGTAAAGCTAAGTTGTTACAAAAGAGTGGTCACTATAAGAATTTAACAAATTATCTGATGCCTCTAATGCCGGATTTTTATTACGAGTACCACTATCGGGATATTGAGAGGGCTTTATGAGCGTAAGAATAATGTCCCTGGTATTTGAGAATAGCAAACTATCGTCAACCGAAAAGCTGATTATGCTTGCCCTGGCAGACCATGCCAATGATGAGGGGAAATCGGTTTATCCCAGTCAGCAGACATTGTCACGAAAAACAAGCTTGGCAAGGGGAACGGTAAATCGCTACATCAGCGAGCTGGTAGGTAAGGGTTATTTGAGGCGTGTTCGCTATCTTGAAGAGCGGTCAAACGTCCTTGAATTGGAAATCAGGCTTAAACGGTTATTGGTCGAGGGTGTCACCGAGAGTTACACCTCAGACGAGGGGGGTGTCACCGACGATGACAGGGGGTGTCACCCAGGGTTACAGGGGGGTGTCACCGACGATGACAGGGGGTGTCACCCAGGGTTACAGGGGGGTGTCACCGACGATGACACAAACCATCATTTAAATCATCATTTAAACGTCATTAAAAAAGGGTTCACCGGTGACCTATTTGATGATTGCCTTTTTGTTTATCAGGCGTTGAAAGAAAACACCATGCCAACCCACAAGTATGTAGACATGATAAACAGATTTAAAGAAAAAGGGGTAACGGCTGAGGATTACTACAAAGCGATAGTCGAGCAGGACGCGTCCGGTAGGTACAGCGGCGCGAAATCACCGACCAGCTACAAGACCTATGCCGAGGGAATTGCAGAAGCGCGTAATAACCCGAATTTATTTACCTACGCCCGACCGCCCCGCCAAGCCCAACCCGTTGACAATATCACCTTATTAGAAAGGATGCACGCAAATGGAGAACTATAAGCAAGCCCTGAAAGCCGCACAATTAGAGTGGGAAGGCGTGCTGACAAAGTTATGGACCGCCTTTGGCAAGCCCCTTGACCCCGCACAATTCAAGGTCTACCGTGACACGCTTGCGAACGTACCGCTTGGCGTGTTAGAGCATGTGGTGGACGAAACAATCAAGCGTCACCACTATGCCACCGTGCCGACCCTTGCCCTGGTCAATGACGTGTTGATGGAATTGCACCCGGACTATGCAGAAGAGTTATACGTGCATACCACACCGCACAAGCTGGACGCAGAACGCAGGCGAGAGCTTGCGGTCACCTACCCCCGTGCTGTTGACGAGTACAAGGAATGGGTAAGCGGAAAACTACAACCAACCAACTAATCGAAAGGACTAACATGTACCAAAGCGTAATACTTGTCGGATATCTGGGGAACGATCCCCAGCAACGTTTCACCCCAAAGGGCGATGCGGTGACCAACTTTTCCCTGGCGGTATCAGACCGCAAGGACGACACGATCTGGTTTCGTGTGAGCGTGTGGGGCAACCAGGCGGAGGCATGCGCTAAGTGTTTGCACAAGGGCAGCGCAGTTCTGGTCGAGGGTCGGCTGCAGCACGACGAGGGTGGCAACCCGAAAACCTTTGAGCGCAAAGACGGAACAACGGGCGCAAGTTTTGAGATCACCGCCAACCAGGTCAAGTTCTTACCGGGCAAGGGTGACAGCGCACAAGACCAGGAGGTGGCGTTTTGAGTGAGTACCAGCAGCTGAAACGTTTTATATTCGCCGCCCGGGAATACACCGACAGGCTAACTGGCATAGAAGCCAACGCACTTGTCCAGGACGCATGCGAGGACGCTTACAAAAAGCTTGACAGCCAACAGCACAGGCACGTGAGCCAGGCAAAAGACATGCTGGTGACGCACGTGAGGAACTTAGGCGACAAAGGCGCTTTGGAGTTACTCGCCGCCCTGGGTGATTACATGAACAACGGAAAGGAGAGTGAGTGATGAAATGTCCTGCTTGTGAAGGCGAAGGTGAATTTAAAGAGTATTGTTGCCATAAGGTATGCGACAAAACCCAATGTGGCTATTGTAAAGGGAAAGGCGGTGTATCCATTTTTCGCTGGATTGAATTTAAGTTTTGGTCGCACATGCCAGAATGGATGTGGGATTTGTGGTACTGGCTATTTGGCGATAAAAGTGAGGAGGAGTGATGAAAGATTTAATCAAAGAATTATCAGCAATACTAAATCGGCATAGTGCCGAAAACAATAGTGGTACGCCCGACTTTATTCTTGCGGTCTATCTTATGGACTGCCTGAATGCCTTTGAAAAGGCTGTAATAAGGCGAGAAAATTGGTATGGCAGAAGCATGGCAGAAAGCGAGGAGGAGTGATGAAAATAATCAAGGTGATTGTAGATGAGATGCCAAAAGCCTGTATAAATTGTGGCTATGGTCATCTTAAGGATAGCCCGTATTGCACACTAAATCAGTGCAGAGGAATAGATATTAATCCATACGAAAGACGCCCCGATTGGTGTCCGCTTGAAGTTAAGGGGCATGAGAGCAAATGGTCAATGGTGATTGAAACAAGGGGAATGTCAGAATTTATTACTGTGAAAAATGAACAGGAAAGCGAGGAGGAGTAATGAGCATTAGTTATACATGGGATGAGTGTCAGGCATTGAATAACGCTTTTTTTTGGGCATTTGGTTGTGGTTGGTATGTAGAAAGTGAGGATGAGTGATGAAAGTGAAACCATTTTCTAATGGTACTGAATTTATGATATTTCGTGAGATGAACTGTTATAAGTGTAAAAAGGATTATAACGAACTTACCATGCCGTCTGGCTTTAATCATTTATGTGATATTGAGCAGGCGTTATCCAGAGCGTATGTTGGTGATGGATTGATTACTGTGGATATAGCAAAACGCATGGGTCTTGGAAATGGCTATAAAGCGTGGGATGGAAAATGCCCAGAGATAGATAGCAAGGACGAGTGATGAAACGTAAATACTGCAAACCCTTATTTACCTTTTGCCTTGGCATCATCACTGGCGTAGTAGGCGGTGAAACGTGAAAGTGTCCGATTTGATCACCAGACTTTACGAGCCGCAGGAAAATGCCATGAGGGTTATATCGCTTGGGTGGGGTGTGCAATCTTGGACGATTGCGGCGATGGTTGCGCTTGGCGAATTGCCACCCATTGACTTTGCAGTTCACGCTGACACGACACATGAGGCAAGCTGGACTTATGCCTTCGCCGAAAAGTACACACCTTTGCTGGAGGCACACGGGGTGAAGGTGGTAACAGTAAAGCCAGACCCAAGAAAGCTAAGGGCCTTTGATGAATACGGGGGGGTGTTTATTCCGGCGTATACAAAAAGTGAGTCTGGCGATGGGCAATTAAGGCGGCAATGCACGGGTAACTGGAAAATTGCACCGATGCGAAGGCACTTTCAAGAGGTGCGAAACGGTAGACCGATTGAACTATGGCTTGGAATAACAACTGATGAAATACAACGGGCAAAGACAAGCGATGTGAAATATATCCAAAATAGGTGGCCGTTTATCGAAAAAGATATGAGTCGCTTTGATTGTATGGCGTGGCTGAAATCACACGGTCTGGAAATACCGAAGCGGTCATCGTGTACCTTCTGCCCCTATCACGACACGGCAACGTGGAAGTTGATAATGGCAAGTGGCCCCGATAGGCAATCGGCGATTGAACACGATTACGCTATTCGCAAGGTTAGACCGCCGTTTGACCTATTTGTTCATCCAGAGCGAATACCAATAGACGAGATTGATTTTAGAACAGCCGAAGATAAGGGGCAACTTTCGTTATGGGATAACGAGTGCGATGGGATATGTGGAGTTTAGGAGATTATTATGCTTATCTATGTGTTATTGCATTTACTATTCGTGGCTTCTTTGACTTTTGGAATTGTATTTTTGAAAAGAGAGATAGACAGCATGCCAGATTCACGTTTGCCGCTATCAGACCAATCATTTCACTATTGGAGTTAGCTATGAAAACAATTTTAGCTTTTATTTTAGGCGTTATCACTGGCATAGCAGGCGTGTTTGTGTGGCAGATGTGGGGTAAGCCTACCGAGCCAGCGTATGACGGGTGGGCGGATGAGTTTCTTGAGCCTGATGACTATCTCGGCAATTATCTCGAAGACACACAACCGATAAAGGCGGTGGAGTGATGCCCGGTAAGTATAACGCAACCAAAGTGAAACTTGACGGCTTCACCTTCGATAGCAAGGCAGAAGCCAGGCGGTATGCCGAACTCAAACTGCTGCATGAGGCGGGTGAGATACACAAGTTAGTTGTGCATCCAAGATACACCCTATTAGAACCGTTCACCTGCAACGGCGTGAAATATAGAGGCATATCCTACGAAGGCGACTTCGAATATGTCGAGAACGGCGTGACTGTGGTTGAAGATTGCAAAGGCGCAAGAACCGCTGTGTTCAACCTCAAGGAAAAACTATTCCTGAACCGGTACGGTGACCAGTATGATTTCAGAATTGTGAGGGCATGATGTCACTATTAGTATTTACAATCGGCTTTATTGCAGGCATGTTCACCATGTTATTTGTGGTCGCATTATGTAACGTGGCATCGGATAGGTAAGCGCCTTCACCACCCGCATGGATGATACCCGCGCCAGTGTGACGCTTGAGCAGTTCATCGGTATGATACCCGACGACGAGCGCACCGACATCGAAGCGGACCTAAACCGCCTTCTATCCGAGGGGTGGGGTGAATTGACGATCACCGTTGTCAGGCACAAGGTCAACGGGCATATTGTGAGCATCAGCAAGGTGTATAATAGAGATAAGGAATGTTGAGATGAAAATTATCAAAGTGATTGTGGACGAGATACCGGAGAGTTGCTGGGATTGTATGAGATTTGACTTTGACTTCAAAGGTATCTTCAAAAAAGAGTGTCCCTACTGCTTAATAACTGGCGGTGACATAACGATAGATTACAAATCCACCCGACCCGATTGGTGCCCGCTTGAAACGCAAGGTGGATTTATTATTGACGACGAAGAGGTCAAACAAATGATATTAAACAAAGAGGGGTCGGGACGGGTTGGAATATTTTCATACGAAGAGTGGGAAGAGATACGGAAAAATAAGGAATGCTGACTTTTTAAGACAAACCCTATTGACAAGGGTTATACATTAGTGTACACTTGTTCTAACTGAAAAACCTTCCCGGCTTTAGACGTGGCTCAGTCACGCACTGACGGGATTGTAGAAGACAATCGAAGCCTTGAGAGCTGGTCCAGCCAGCCCCTGGCACTTATACAGCGGGAAAGCCGTTATGAGTGTCGTGGGCTGGCTTTTTCGTTGGGAGGAGATTACATGAGTAAATTCAAACTGTTATTGTCAAGCCGCAAGTTCTGGGCGGCACTGGTCGGGCTGGTCATGCTGATCGTGACGCATTACGTACCCGACTTCCCACTGCCCGAAGAGCAGGTATTGGGCATCGTGTGGCTTATTGTGAGCTACATCCTGGGCGTTGCCTTAGAAGACGGCTTATCACGCAGGGGGTAGACAATGGACTGGACGGCAATCGCCATCGCGGCAATCGGTTCGTCGGTA